GTGGCGGTTGCCCCCAGGTCGGCCTACCAAGCCTTCCCAGAACCCCACGTCTCTGCGGCGGATTTAATGTGTCTTGAACCCTGCTGGGACATATGTGCGAAGCACTAGCAACCCCAGGAATGGACAGCCTCCCAACTGTCAGGTTCCTAACCCCAGACACACCGGTATACCACCTCAGACATCCCTGCCTAGGTAAAGGTGCCGGTCAGGCCCTCCACATCCACGGCATCGTGAAAGTTAAATTGACCCAATGCATCAGCACCTGCGCCGCAACCCTCGATAGCAACAAACATAGCGGTTTGCATGCTGCGGTCGAGAACATCCACATTGGAGAGTGACGCCGTGTAATTGACGTCAAACCGCTTCCGGCGTAGTTTGGTAGGAAACTGAATAGTCTTCTCCATCCACACTGGGAACGACTGGACAGAGCCGAGACTCTTGACCAGGTCCGAGTAGATTAGGTACGTAGTGGAATCAACCACTGCGGCTTGTGCGACACCGAGCGCTACAACGGCCTCCGGGTTGTCCGTCCAGGCCACATAAATGCGACCAGTCTTGGTGAAAGAGACGGATGGTTCCCAAGTAACCGTAGTGCCAGGCAGAAACTTGGCAGACGAGTAATTGGCAATCAAATCGGGGCCTGTGGCATTGGTGAGGTTACCGTTCCACCCGGGGACAAACCAGCGAGCCCCAACGGCGTAACCGCCAGTGGTGCCAGTCTGGAAAATCTGTCCGAGGGTGCGATACTTGATGATGGTTGAGTCGCCTGAACTAGACGATGTCGGGGCGGTGACCCGCCGACGCCTCACCCCTGTACTGCTGCCACCGGGGACCATAGCCATCATTTGGTTACGCTGTTTGCGAGCCATAGCGTGAGAGGATTTTCGTTGTCGATAGGGAGATAATCACAGTACACCGTGGGGGTGAGGCCAGTGATGTTTGCTGGGGCCTGGTACTCTGCCTCAAGGGCGACCTGCATGTCCGGGGTGATACCGAACGCTTTCCAAAAGGAATAGCGTGCGATCTCATCCACCGGGCAGCCGACCACGCCTCGGGATAGCATTCCCATGCCACAGTCAAACACCCTGTCCACCACCCCCTCCGGTGCGGCGGTCCCGACTCGGACCAGCCGCTGATACCAGGCGTGCCAGACTGGGACACCACCGGTTAGCGCGGACCCGCACGTACCGATTGCGTATGCCCATTCCCGGATTTCCTGCTCCGACTCCCACCCGATGAGAGAAACGCAGTCCTTGCTCATGGCCACGCGGGGGTCCCGAACCATACGCCATCCATTCGCACAGCGAATGGGATGCGCCTGGCAGAACTCCACGTGCTCCAGCTCAAAGACCGGTTGCTCACGGGTGAGCGTGAAGCCGAACTCCAGAAACCAGTCATCGATGCCACCGAGCCGGTCGAGGTCTGCCTTATCCACGAACAGCACGCAGTCATCACCATTGTTGGCCAGGCGGTGTGTAATACCGCGCGCCTCGCAATAGGCTATGACGATGCTGCTCATGATGAGGCAGTTCCCGAGACCGGTGTTGATGTCACCGCTCATCCGACACCCTTGTACCCTGTATGTGACCTTGCTCCCCTGAACGCGAGCAATGCCAGTGTTCTCGAGCTGCCAGCTGAGCAGCCGGGCAAGCTCCGGGTCGCGGAACGCGTTGTTGTAGACGGAATGCTCCCACTTCAACGCATCAACACTGACGTGCTGATCGAATCGTGAGGCATCCAGCCCAACAGCGGCGGGGTTCGCAAACCCAGAGTTGTACCAGTTGTCGGCCAGACACTCTCCAACCTCCTGGGCATTGAGGCCCTTCATAACCACCTGATAGCCGAAGGCCCTGGTGAACCCACGGTGCAGGAGTTGCTTCTCGTACAGCTTCAGGTACCGACCAACCTGAACGTTGTACCGAGGAGACCTTGGTTGTATCACACGGGGAGCAGGATCGACCTTGGCAGCAAAGTTGATCTTCTCAGCTTTCAAGAAGGTATCCACAAAGGAATCCTTGACGGTCAGCCACCGGGATTTGAGGCTGTCGACCGCCCTCTGGTAGATTGCACGCTTGCGCCCATTGTACAAACTTGGATATTCATCCAAGCCCACAATGGGGGTCGGGGGCGCACAGGCCAGCAGACGCGAGCGAATGCTCGCGAGTCTTCCAAAGACTCCCTCCTTGGGCTGAGGGGGCTTGGCAAGCCCCTCACCGCGACGCACGTACAACACGCGCTCCACGATGCCCCGCATGAGATTCTTCAAACTGTTCAGATGCACACCATAGTCGACCCCAACACCAAAGCCGGCCATGTAGCGCACCCGCCGCTCTTGTAAGCGGATTTTGCCCCGTTCAGCGTTCTCCTGCACACGGAGCTCGGGGACGTCAGGAACCTGGACTGACGTCTCCCGTGCAGGAGCACTGAACGGGCACCCCTAGCGGGGGGCGTTTGCCAGACCCCTGCGTCTCTCAAACGCAGGGTCGGCCCCGATCTCAGCAGCGTGGATGGTCGGCATGAGCGGTACGAAGCACCACTCCACTGCGTATCCCGCGTGCACCACGCGGTCGTACATACGCATGTCCGGCCACTCCTTGCGTAAGTACCCTCGAACGAAATCGCCCGCAACAAGCCGGTTGGCCTGCGTGTACCGCATCACACCGTAGCGCTCCTGGAAGGCCAGGGCAGCCTTCAGGACACACGTGTGCAGTGGGTTCATCTTGCGGACCCGCTCAGGGTCAAAGTCATCCTCAACCTCACCAGAAGCATGTGCGTGATCAAACTCTCGCAGAACGTGCTCATAGCGACTCCGCCGTGGCCAAAACCACCAGGCGGTGAAGGCTGCTGCCGCTAGGCAGGCCGCCGCCACTCCAGACTGTGACGAAGACATAGGAGTAC